ATATGATTAAACATTACAGAAAAATTTTGCGAGGATAAAAATATGGCGCTTATTTCACCCGGAATAGAAGTAACCGTAGTAGATGAATCACAATATGCCAGTACCGCAGTCGGTACTGTTCCTATGCTTGTGATTGCTACGGCACAAGACAAAGCAAATCCTACTACTGGCGGAACAGCCGCTGGTACGTTAAAGGCTAATGCGGAAAAAACTTATTTAATAGGTTCACAAAGAGAACTAGTTTCTACTTTTGGAGAACCTGCATTCTACCAAAGTACATCAGGTACACCATTACACGGAGACGAGTTAAACGAATATGGTTTAATGGCGGCTTACAGTTTACTAGGTGCTAGTAACAGAGCATACGTTGTAAGAGCAGATGTAGACTTAGGAGAATTAGAAGGTCAAGCAGGAAGACCAACGGCTAAACCAGCCAATGGTACACACTGGTTAAACACTAATTTAACTAAATGGGGTATTTTTGAATGGAATGCTTCAACACAGAAATTCGTAAACAAAGTACCAACAGTAATCACTGACACTACACTAATGAATGGTAACGTTCCAGTTGCCACAGTAGGTAAAGCAGGTGATTATGCCGTTGATGCAACAAGTACAAATAATACAGTAAGTGTTAGAACAACATCAGGTTGGAAAGCACTTGGAACAAGTGATTGGTATTCAGCAGTTCCTTCCGTTATAGGAACAGGAACAGGTGGTACAGTAACACTTGGTGACAGTATTACAATTAACGGTGTATCAGTTGCTTCTACAGGAACAACTTTTAACAATTATGTAAATGATATTAACGTTGCGGCAATTCCAGGAGTAACTGCGGCACTTGTAGATAGTAAAATTGTACTATACGGTGCAAGTACTACAGCAAATGGACAAATTATTGTTGCAAACGTAGCCGGTACTTTATTAACAGATATTGGTATTACAGCAAAAACTTATAATGTAATTTCGATTGCAAGACAATCACACACATCAGTACCAGAATGGAAAACAGCAGACGCAACTGCGGCGCCAAGCGGTAGCGTTTGGATTAAAACAACATCTCCAAACAACGGTGCAAATTTTGATGTAAGTGCATACAGTAGTGCATTTGGTAGATTCATTACTAAAACTGTAAATGCATACCAAGGTGAAAGATATGCATTATACGGTTTAGACTCTATCGGTGGTGGTTTAAACATTGAAGCAGGTACACTATATGTTCAAGTAGCACAAAATGACAGTGGCTATGTAATGTATAAAGTATATGAAAGAAAAGTTAAAGGTGCAACAGTAGTAACTGGTACTGCAACTGCTCCAACATTATCTGTTGGTGATGCTTTTACAATTTCATCTACTAATAAAGGTGTTAATACACTTACAACAACAACAGTTACGGCTTCAGGCACAACAGTTGCAAGTTTAGTAAATGATATTAACACTTTAAATATTGATTATGTGACTGCTAGTGTTGACAGTTCGGGTGCATTAACTCTTACACATTCGTTAGGTGGAACAATAACACTTGCGAATACTAATAATACACCTTTAGCAACATTAGGATTTACAACAGCAAACGATTACATTCGTGAAGGCAATACGGTTGGTCACTTAGTAGTGAGTAACTTCCAACAGTTAACTTATACTGCTGGAACTATCGAACCTTCAGCAAATCCGGCAAACGGTCGTTTATGGTATCACAATGTAACTGATGAAGTTGACATTATGGTACACGACGGTAGTGCTTGGAAAGGCTATCACAATGTAAGTACTGATGCTAGAGGATTTAATTTAGGTAATACATCACCTAAAGGACCTCTTGTTAGTGCAAGTTCACCTGTTGAGCAAAGCGACGGCACTGCTCTTGTTTATGGTGACCTATGGATTGACACATCGGATTTAGAAAATTATCCAGTTATCAAACGTTGGGAACAAGTCGACGGCGAAGATAAATGGGTTACACTTGATAACACAGACCAAACTAGTGAAGATGGCGTATTATTCGCTGATGCACGTTACAACGGTGATACAACAACAGATGTTGTAAGTGGCGATATTGCTACAATTCAATCATTATTAACTAATGACACAATTGATTTAGATTGTCCAGATGCATCTAACTATCCACGTGGTATGTTATTATTCAATACAAGACGTAGTGGTTACAATGTTAAAGAATTCAAGAGAGACTACTTTAACAGCACAGACTTTGCAGGACAAATATTACCTACAGAGAAAGATGCATGGGTAACTAAAGCAGGACTACAAAATGACGGTTCACCGTACATGGGTAGAAATGCAGTACGTCGTGTTATTGTAGCGGCTATGAAATCTGCGATTGATACAAGTGCAGAGTTACGTGAAGAACAAAGAAACTTTAACGTAATTGCTTCACCTGGTTATCCAGAAATGATTCAAAACATGGTTGCATTAAATAACGACAGACGTAACACTGCTTTTGTAATTGGTGATGCACCATTTAGATTAGCGGCAAATAGTACAGAAATCCAAAACTGGGCTATTAACGCCAACTTAGCAACAGACAATAATGATAAAGGTCTAGTAACTGCTGATACATATTTGGGTATTTTCTATCCATGTGGTATTACAACTGACCTAAGTGGTAACAGTATTATGGTACCACCAAGTCATATGATGCTAAGAACATTAATTCGTTCAGACGATGCTAGTTATCCATGGTTTGCACCAGCAGGTACAAGACGTGGTGTTGTTGACAACGCAACAGGACTAGGTTACTTAGACAGTGCAACAGGGGAATTTACAAGTGTTGGTGTTCGTGAATCTTTAAGAGACACGTTATACGAAAACAGTATTAACCCGATTGCATTCTTCCCAGGTAATGGAATATTAAACTACGGTAATAAATCTAGAACGGCTACGGCAAGTGCTTTAGATCGTATTAACGTTGCTAGACTTACTGCTTACATACGTGAGCGTCTAGCAGTTATTACAAAACCATTTGTGTTTGAACCAAATGATAAGTTAACACGTGACGAAGTTAAACAAGTTGTTGAGCAATTAATGAACGATTTAGTTGCAAAACGTGGTCTTTACGATTACTTGGTAGTTTGTGACGAAACAAACAATACTAACGACCGTATCGATCGTAACGAATTATATATTGATATAGCAATCGAACCTGTTAAGGCAGTTGAATATATCTATATTCCAGTTCGTATTCAAAACACAGGCTCTATCTAATAGGGCCTGAGTGGAGAAAAATGAGGTTAAAAAAGCGACTAAATAATATAAAGCAGGAGCAAAAAATATGTCAGTAAGTTCATTAAGCAAATTTACAGTACCTTTGGCAAGTGACCAATCAGCGTCAAGTCAAGGTCTGTTAATGCCAAAATTAAAATATCGCTTCCGCGTGAGTTTTGAAAACTTCGGTATTTCAACTCCGAGAAGTGAATTAACAAAACAAGTTATAGACTTTCAAAGACCTTCAGTAACTTTTGAAGAAGTTCCGATTGATATCTATAACAGTAAAGTATACATCCAAGGTAAACACACTTGGGAGGCTGTATCGGTTAATATGCGTGACGATGCATCAGGTCAAGTTTCTAAATTAGTTGGAGAACAAATTCAGAAACAATTTGATATGATGGAACAGTCAAGTGCGGCATCAGGTATTGATTATAAATTCATTACTAGATGTGAAATCTTAGACGGTGGTAACGGAGCATCTTCACCAAATACACTAGAAACTTGGGAATTATACGGTTGTATGATTCAAAACGTAAACTACAACGATTTAAACTATGCAACAAGTGAGCCAGCAACAATTACAATGTCAATTAGATTTGACAATGCTGTTCAAACTCCACTTGGCGCTGGTGTTGGTAGTACAGTGGCTAGAACTATTGGTGAGGTAGTTACAGGCTAATACTTTACAAACGGAGTAATTGACCTGTGTTTAATTCTTTTCTTAAAGCTCTTGCAACCGGTGACAATGTTCGTGATTTTAAACACGCATCGCGAACATTTGTCGACGGTAATTACCGACTATCTCCAAAACATAAATTTTTATTTCATGTTGTATTTCAAGTCAATCCTGGCTTGGGATTTACATTTAGTGCGAGTGAAAATTTAGAAGCAAGTTTTTTGGTAAAAAGTGTAGAATTGCCAAAATACAGTTTTGATGTAGTTGAACATAATCAATATAACAGAAAAAGATATCATCACAACAGAATTAATTATAACCCGGTAACAATTACATTTCATGATGACAACAGTGATGTAATTAGAAACTTATGGTATGCTTACTATGCCTACTATAATAATGATCCTCAATACGAATCTAGCGGAACTTACAGTTACAAAGATACATATAAACCTATGCTAGAACGTGCCCAGAATTGGGGTTTAGATAGAAATTCACAACCGTTTTTTAATGCAATTAAAATTTATAGTTTATATCAAAAGAAGTATACAGAATATTGGTTAGTAAATCCTATTATTGAAAGTTTTGACCATGACAGTCATGACTATGCAGATTCTACAGGATTGTTAGAACATAGAATGACAGTAAGATTTGAAACTGTTAAATATAAATCAGGTTTAATTGCAGGAGATGGTCCTGCAGGCTTTGGTCAGATGCATTATGATAAAGCGGCAAGTCCTTTGACACCACAAGGAGGTGGCACAACAAGTATTTTAGGTCCTGGCGGTTTAGTAGATGCAGTTGGAAGTATTGGAGCCGATTTGGCTAAAGGAAATATTGCAGGTGCAGTAGTAACTGGATTAAGAGGTGCTAGTAACTTAAAAGGTGCTAACTTAAAAAGTATGCTTAAAGAAGAACTTACTGGTGCGGCAATGAATGCATTGAGAGGACAAAACCCAGTAGGAGATTTTAGTTTTCCAAATAGTAAATCATCTAGTGGTAATCCATTACCAAGAGTTCCTAAGGTAAATTCTAGTATACAAAGTATACCAAATGGTGCTCAGACAGTTCGTAGTAATGGATCAGGTGTACAAGTATTGCCAGCATCTAGTTTACAAAGTTTTGCAGGCGCGGCTGGAGGAAATTTACAAAGTTTAGCAAGTGAACTTCCTGGAGCAATAGGCAAAATGCAAAATAAAATACCAGCGTCTTTACAAAGTTTGTTTGGTCCTGGATTAAGTAATATAAGTACACACGTTAATAGTGCAGAATTCCAAACTAAGTTTCAATCGGATTTAGCCCAAGCACAAAAAGAAATGGCGGCTGGAATAAAAGCGTTTCCTAGTGAACTTGATAAAGCATTAAATAGTGTGGGAGATAAGTTAACAACTAACCCTATTAAGAAACCGACTATACCGTCGTTTCCAAAAACTATTTCTACATAAAGGATAAAATATGTCAACAAATTTACCACAAAAAGATAAAAGCAATAACACAAAAGAGTTTTTTGACGTATACAATACACCTAGAGCCGAGACTGCAATTTCTAGTACTGAACATGATGCAGTTAGAGGCTTCTTTATGAGAAAGACTAACGATAATAAAGAAGTTTCTGCAGGTTTAACAGATACAGTTATGCAGTTAGCAACGTTACACGGTATTCCAG